AAGCGATAAATAAAGACATTCCCAGATCGATAGTACTCTCTAAAGAACTTATCAATAAAACTTTTTAAATTATTTTTTTCAAACAATGCATCGAAGAAATCCCTAGACTTTCGACTCCCACCTCTTAAGAATATGCCAGAAGAGGAAAACTCCGTCATCATATCGATGGTGTTACGGAAAATGGCAAAATTGTAATAAGCTTTTTGACACAAGATTACAGTATCTCTAATGTTAAGATTTGACTTATTAGAAACCCCATAAGTATATTTGAACGGAACTACTCCGTCAGATATATTTTTAAATCTATCGGTTCTATTAATATCCGCAGACTTGTTTCTCCTAGTAGTCGTGGAAGCTTCTGCTTCAAAAGCGGTTAATGGGGTCGCGCTACTAGCCACGGTTTCCTCTAAATTGTTGAGGTCAGCCTTCTCAGCGGACGCCGAGGAAGCTTTCGAAGCTGTCTTTGGAGAACTTTTTGCTGCTTTCGCTGTTTTAGGCTTTTTTTGCATATTTTATACTGAAAATTACACTTTTTAAATCATAATGGGAGTAAAAGTATCATCCGTTTTTGTATCTTCCGCCGATATCATATCATAATAGCACTTCATCGCCCAAGTTCCAATCATAAGTGTCGTATAATTATCTCGTCTGGCTCTATTGACAGAGGTATTTCTTTTTAAATGCTGGGGAAGATCAAATGTTTGCGTCCCTTTAGACGTGCTCTTCACCTCAATTAAAGAACATTGTTTTTTAGTCTGATAAATTAAAGTATCTTGCTCCTCAATTAAATCTAGGGCTGTCTCTCCTGCTTTAAATTTTAAATTAATGCGTTGATTTGTCATTCTATTAAAGGCTTCGCTATTAGCTGTAGCCTTGGAAGCAAACCAAATCCTTTTGTGATCTATACAAGCCTGTAGATACTCATTAGATTTACGTAGCCAATTTGAGGTAAATATTTGTTTATAGCAAATTTTGCCGTCTTCTCTGTTGTATAGGTTTTTTATTTTTTTAATTTCTTTTTGATAATCAGATCCTTCTGCATCGCTATTAAAATCAAAGAAACTTAACTGTTTACTGAACACCCCTGACTCATTGCAGCTGTCAATGAACTGGAAACCGGCGTTATCAATACATACCATTTCAAAATCAAAAGCGGTACATAAATAATTAAAATAATGTATATGATCTTTTAAGTCACCCCCCGCTACCGCATAGCTGTGAACCAAGGTCCCAGTCTTCATTTCTTCATCCAACTCTATTACGGACATTGCAAAAAAGTCAGAGCTTGGGCTATTAGAAAAACTCGGATCAATTGCACAAATATATTTTGATTTAGAGTCACCCTTTATTCGGGTCGTGGGCAGTTCACCATCTGGTATGGTGCAATCATGCATTTTCTTTGCGCTAAAATAAGAATCGCTACCATCTGTAAATTGAGCGCAATATTCTCGCTGAAAAGATGCACTAGAAGTTCCCCCGTTCCTTGCCTCTTCAATAACTGTGGTATCAATCATCTCTTTAGGGAGTGCCTCATAACCAAGTTGGGAAACAAAATAAGACGAGGGCTTTTCTTCCTTGCTATAGATATTCTGGACCCACTCCTTGTAAGTTTTATATAAATTTTCAAAAGTATAAGAAGCAGAAGATAGTGCTATCATTTTTGAGTTGTTATCAAATACTACTCTATCTTCATCTTTCATTAGCCCTTCTCTGATGAGTTTGTCTTCCACCTCTCTTATCTCTAAACGCTCTTTCATATTTTGAGGAGCAACTAAGAATGGCATAAGAACGGTGTTAATAATATCTTCAGGTAATAAAAGATACTCGTCTAGAACTAAAACGTTTGCACGAAAACCACGGATTTTTTCACCATTCAATGGGATAGCTGTAATTGACCCTCCGTTTATTTGCCATTCAAATTGATCGTTCCTTTTGGCTTTCGCGCCGAAAGCCTGAGCGAGCAACTCAGCACCTTTCGAGTCTACTATTTTTTCTAAATTATTAAATATAAAGCGAGCAGTACGAAAGGTTGGACCAGCAATTAATATTTTAGTACCCGGTTCAAATATGCACTGTAAAAAACAGAACACTGAAGCAATAAAAGTTTTACCACAACCGCGACCCCATACACACATAGAAAAATTTCTATTAAGCATTCCTTTTAGAGTTATTTCTTGATAGGCGGCAAGCTTTATATCGGCTATTAACTCAACAGTCAAACCAAGGTTAGCTCTTAAAAATTTAGCTAAAGTAATTTTAGCTTGTTTATCCTCAAAGTCCCCTTTAAGTAATGAAATCTGATCATTGAAAGATTCGGTCTCTTTATTTTTTTTGGAATACCACATTATAACACCTTGTTGTCATAGGCGAATTGCAAATCAATATGTTTGTGACTTGCATTTCCTAAAAATATTTTTTCAATGACACGAGAAGCGTCCTCTCTACTATTCACAAACAGGAATTGAATATGGGGGTAAGCTTGAATCAAATATCTCACGTTGTGAAATACGTATTCTGGAGTTGCTTTTATTTTTTTTGATACCTGTGGCAAGTAATTAAAAGACCTGCATTTGTTAAGATTTTCCTCCACAACCACGACTAATGAAACCCCAGCTTCCCCCGCTCTTTCTATCTCATTGACAAACCTTTTAAAACCCCCGCTTAACGTCCCCACGAAGTCGCTGGCGGACTTTCTTTCTATATGGCACTCTTGACTGTAGCTGGGATGACTAAGCGCGTAGTCGCCAAATTTGAGATTCTTAATTTCAGTTTTAATATTGAACTTAAGAGGCTTCTGTTCTCTTGTGTCTACATAGATTTTAAATTTGCTTTTAGTTGACTCTTTATCTAATTCAAAACTGTATTCTCCTTTAGGTTTCTGGAATTTGGGAACCAAGCCTATTTTTTCACAAAGCTCATAATAATCTCCAAATAAAACATTATAGATTTGAATGGCTGGCATCATTAACGTGCGAAGCTCAACTTGTGTTGGTGCGAAGATTAAACTCTTTTTTTCTTTTCGAACTGCAAGTAAATCCCGGCAATACTCTTGGGATGTCTTTATATCTTGATTTTTTAACCAAAGCCTCAGATTAGTTCTTGAATTAAAATCATGATCAAAATAATAATCTTTACTTTTAAACTTTATGATTTTGCCATCATGCTTATCGTGCCTTGGATAATATGTTTGATAATACTCTGCCATCCTCATCTTGTGGGCTTTAAGATGAGCATGGAGCTGTCTTTCAGTATCAAAACTTTTATCGCAAGCTTTGCACTTGTGCTTCTTCATATTTGTAGTTAAAGCGTTTGATGTCATCTTTGTATAACCTTTCTACAATACTTATACTCTCATCATCGTAGAACTTTGAGTAGTGGGGTCTCTTGTTTAATTTTTTAGCCTCTAGCAATTTAATTCTTTCCTTGCCTATTTTGTCACATAGTTTATCAAAATCTTGTTGTAGGTTTTCGAATCTTCCGATAAAATCTAAGCTTACTCTACCTCTCGTGTTTTTTAGCCATTCGGTTTGGGAAGCAACCCACCTTCCTTGGTGATAATTTTTTATTGAAAGATTTTTTACTTTACTAACATTTATGTCTTTAGTTGTTTTTATTTTTTTTAGAAAAACTTTAAAGTCTTTTTCTAGAGCTAAATACCAATTTTCATTTACGCTTGGGTGACCACCGAAATTAACACCCTTCTCTGGTATGCCGACCATTCCATCATACTTGGGTATTCCGTCGTACCAAAACTTTTGTCTATTTAACCAAAGATGCCAAGATACCATTCTGTCCCAAGGATTTCTAACAAAACTAAAAGTAAAGTACCTTTTAGCATCAAGTTTTTCGCAGTAGTGCCTGAAAGCTAAATGCTGTTCAGGAGGCTGCTGTTTATTGAATGCTATCTCAATACTACTGCCAGCAGTTTTATTGATGTGGACATAAACAATTTTTTCTTCTTCTAGTATCATCCTTCCAAAACCTCATCTTCACTAATACCCATTATCCGAGCCTTTACTTCGTCCATAGAGGAAAGATTTTCGATTTCTTCTTTTATAACTTGCTTTCTTAGTTCTGCTAATTTTATTAGCTTTTGTCTTGACTCTTCCTCTTTCCACATTTGAACTAAGTTAATTATACTTGCATTCTCTTTAATTTGATTTTTTAATCTGTCTGACCTTTTCTCTTTAAGGTCATTGAGTAGCTTGTTTTGGCGACCTACTGATTGATGGTAGTCGTTTTGGGCTTTACCAATAGCTTCTACTAATGACATGGAAATTCTTCTGCCATCAGTATCATTCGCTGCGTCATCAAGGAGTCTTTGCAGATGTTCTACTCTGAATTGTATATTAGAGGCTATCACCACTTCAGTTGCTAAGACAATATACTGATCGACCTCTTCCTGTGTTAAATCTGATTTATCATATGTATAGCGCACAAAGCTAGACTCAAACAAGTCCCTGTCAACTTGACTGTCAAAATTATTTATATGATGTAAAAATCTATAAGTGTGAAGATATCCAATCAAAGACTCTATTTCTTTTCTTTGACGAGCAGTAATTTTGTCTTTGTTTATTCCATCAAGTACATACCTGTTAACTCTGCTTATGATAAGATTAGTTGTGCGCGGAGGCTTATATTCAGCTTGCTCAGGAACATCATTCGTATGAGCCGCTGCTATCAAAGATTGTTCTATGCCTTGGGACTGTCTATACTCTGAAACTAATCTTGTCTCTTTATGGAGATTCGTTAACTTATGATCATCAAAAATAATTCTAGTTACATCTAAGTCACTCATTGCGTGACCGTTGTTCTTGATGTACTCCTTCATTTCGTCAGATAAAGAAACATCATCTCTACCTTGGTATTCATGAGAAGGTTTTGCCTTCATGTCTTGAGTAGCTAAGAAAGCCTTGACACATTTGCCATATTTACTTCTGCCATCTTGAAACTTTTCTTCGATGTCAGGAAAAGCTATCCCGACAGACTCTTTTAAAGAGGGCGGGTTACTTGGCCTAGACTCCCACTCTTTTAATAGATCTTCTTGCCTTTCTTTTAAAATAGAAACGCCATCGTAAACAAAGTCGCTCATAAATCTAATTCCCCCTTGTCTAGTACTTTTTTCACTTTTTCAATTATAGATTTTTTAATATTTTTAATTTGCTTGTAACCGGGGACTCTATTTTTTTCAGTAGTTTTATAATTCATTAACTTCGCGACCTCTTCTTCTGATTTGTATTCTATATATAAATAATTATAGACTTTCCATTCTACAGGCTTTAAAATGGTTTCCATTTTTTCATGGAGTCGTAAGGCAGCCTTCTCTACGTCGTAATAGCTATTCGCTGATGTAAAAATCTCCTGAGGGTGCTCTTCAAGAGAGACCGGCAACTTTGCGTCGTGAGCATTCTTTTTTGTTCTTTCCCAATTTGCATAAAGGGGGCATACAGAAGATTGCTCTTTATAAATGTAACAATGACTATCGGATTCAGAAGCGGCACACCTTAAACAAGGTCTGGCATAATTACCATAATTGTTTCGTATTAAGTTTTTAATTTGGTTGGATATTATTCTATTTATCCAAGGGGCAAGGGGTTTTTCGGAATCATACAAATCCCACTTCTTAAAGATGTGAATCCTAAGAATCTGAGAAACATCCTGAAAATCCATCCACGCTAAAACCGTTAAATTCCACTTTCCTTTTCTTTTACTTATTTCGACATTTATGACATCGATACTGTCCTCAAAGGAAGGCTTATCCGTTTTTTTTGGTTTTTGCGTTTTTTTAGATTTTTCTGAATTTTCGGCTTTTTTGCGTGGTCGTCCTCGTGGCATATACGTTCAGATTTTTCAGGAACTAGTCATCACTACTCATGTTTTCGTGAAGTTCCAGCTTCCTTAAGAAAATCAGCTAAAAATTCTTTAGAAGAAGCCTGATCTTTTAGATCAGGTTTTGGGAAGTCTTCTGCCCTTGGTGGGGACGAAGTTCCAATAAGAGAACCAAATTCAAAACCTGTTGGCCTGTCAACTTCGAGTTCAACCTCAAGCCCTTGAATATTTGGAAGATTGACGGGGATATCATCATCCTCTTCGGCTTCAATCGATTTTTGATAATTAGCCTTTTGCTGTTTTGGGACTCCAGCAAACGCGTAACCACAGTCTATGCAGAATTTAGGCTTTTTTGCCGTATATTCCATTTTTGTTCCACAATCTGGACAGTAAGTCTTCATAATAGTAGCAATTATAATATAATATAGTAATTACA